ATAGAATACTCAACGATATTCTCAGCTGGAGTAAGTGATTATTCCAGACACATATCAGGGAGTTATTTGATGTCAAAACTTACACGCGGCCAGCTTAAAGATCTCGTAAAGGAGTGTCTGGTGGAAATCCTTTCTGAAGGACTTGCAACACCCGCTGCTAGAATGAATGCGCCTTCTTCGACAGTAAAGATGAATGTGCAAGAGCGTCAGGCTGTTAGACCTATTCCAGCCCGCGCTCAGAGTCCTGCTTTAAACGCAGTGTCATTTTCTAATAAAAATTTAAAGACACCGCAGAAAAACTTTGAAAGTTCTGTAAAGCAAAATGTGAGCTTGCTGACAAGTGATCCAATAATGTCGAGCATCTTTTCAGATACAGCTGCTACAACGCTTCAGGAACAAATTGGCGCCGAATCATCTCCTGGAAGGATGATTTCTGATGAAATGATTGCAGGATCAGACTCAGGAACAGATGTCGAAGGAATGGATGTTTTTTCCGAAAGTGCAAAAAAGTGGGCTGCACTTGCTTTCTCGGAAGCACCAAAAAAGTAGAATGTTTTTAGAATGTGAGATACCTATTATAAGGTTTCTGTACAAGAAAATTGGAGAATAAAATGGCAACACGTAAGCTTACACCAGAGCTCCTTAGAAAGATCGTTCTAGAGGAGAAGAACAAGATGCTCCGCGAGGCAGCAGCTGTCGGAAGCGATCCAGTCGCATCTGGCAAGGCACACGCCGAGGATCTCACAGTTCCAGAGGTTGACGCCGATGGATACGCTGACACACTCGCACATGAGATCGATCACATGAAGGCTCTTAAGATTCACGAGCAGCGTCTTACTGCGAAGCTTCGTGAGATTCAGGAGGCAAAGAAGCGCCTTCGTGAGAGAGTCTCTAAGAAGCTCGGTTGATTTAGTCTGGTTAATTAAACACCTATTGAGGAGAAATAAATGCCTTCACATCGGCAGAGAACAGTCAATATTGACGTGACACCTAGGTCATTAGGGCCGATTGGTGGGCTAAGCACCTCAGACACAACTGAGCTTAATGCAATTTATCCAGCGAGCCCCATCCACAGTGGCCAGCTCACCCCTGAGGAGCGAAAGAAGTTCTATCAGGACAATGTCCTAGACGCAGTTGTTAATGATGGTGGACACACATTTGGAACATTTGACACTTCATACACAGATGCCCCAGATATGGCAGAAGTGGATGTGAGGGCAAATAACCTTCCAAGCCCATACGTTCCAAATCCAGTCTCACCAGGTCCTGGATCACAGAACGATTCGGACAAGGGCCCTCCCCCAGATGGCTTTGGTCAGACGCCAAGTGCGACATATGGATCTGGCGTCGGCTCACGCCTTTCTCCAAATGCAGCATCAGAGAGAACATCAGGACAGACACTCGGTGATTACATCCTAGGAAAGTCAAGCCCTTCATCAGAGGGATGATTCTTGGCGAATGCCAGTATACGCAAAATTTAACCACGATTCGAGGAGTGACAAAGGCTACGGCAGAGTCACTCCTCGAACGCTTAGCCCCAGATCAAAAGGGTCTCACTATCCGTACATTGAGCCAGACCTCCACGCCGATGATGAAGATGTAATAGACGATGAGTCTCTCGAGGCTGTTGGTAAAAAAGTGAGTACGGGAAATTACATTCAGAACGATCCTTTCGCGGATGCGGGAATAAGTCCTTTCTACTACGTCGCTGGAAACACAAAATTGTCTGATTGTTTCTTTAGGATTGACAAGGTGCTCCTTGAAGTAGAAGCAATGTCAAATTCAATGTACAGCGTTCCAACAATGTACAAGGGACACAATGTTATGTTTGGTGGGTCAAATGGACACACACAGCATTTGACCACTCAGCCGATGCATAGATCTGGTGACGTCTATGGTTGGTCAAGACTCAGGGGAAGATTTTTACCCGATGAGGAAGTTGATCACGAGGTGCCCATCGATGATGATGATGTGGACAGTCTTAATTCACTAAAAGATCTTATAGATCTAATTAACGCAAGAGATGAATGAGGTTAATGTGTCAAGGCCAGTAAATGTTGAAGTTGTAGCTGATAAGTCGATAAGATCCACTGAGCAGCTCATTAGAAGATTTTTGAGAAAGTGCAAAGATGAGGGAATCCTCTTGGAGCACCTAGATCAGTTTGAATATGAGACAAAGGGTCAAAAGGACAGAAGAAAGAGCCGTGAGGGCAAGGCAAGGAACAGAAGAAAGAATCGTCCTAACAAGAGCGTTCCTAAGCGGTCCGAAGACAACAAATAACCACAGCCTGTCTAATAAATTGTGGGAACAATCATATTTAAGTGTGGACTACTATCGTAGAGAGAGAATGAAATGAGTCAAACACTGTACGAAGAGGCAATCGCAGAGGCTCGCCGTCTAACGGAGATGGCTGAGCAGAATGCTAAGAATAAGATCATTGAAGCTGTCACGCCACAGATACGCATGCTAATTGAGCGTGAACTCATGGCAGACGCTGATGATGCTGATGATGCTGATGAAGTTGATGAGCTGGATGAAGATGAATCTGAAGAAGGCGGCGCAGATATTGCGACTCTTGATCTGGATTCGCTTACACCTCCTGCACAAATGAGCACTCCAAGTACGTCTGGATCTTCTGTGAAGATGACCAACGGTACTGTTGAAGTAAGTGTTGATGGTGTGAAGATCGAGGTAGAGCCTGAAAGCTCCCACGATAATGAGTTGCTGGTTGACAAGCCTGTTTCAGAGTCACACACACGTCCTTTGAATGGAAACGCAAAGAGGAATAAACTTCACGAGCGTGCTAATAAGCTCAGAATCAATGTAACACTCTTGAAGAAGGCCATTAGTGAGGCCAAGTCAGTGGGAACTATTGATCAGAAGCGCGCGGTGGCAAATATTTTTGAGTCCCTGGCCCGTGAGGCAGTAACTCTTCAGAACCAGGTTATACTTACTCAGGATAACACGGGAGGTCGAACTCTCGAGACAAAGCTTGTTAGCTCAATTATTAAGGAGATGAAGGATATGTCACGGAGGAATAATAAGAACGCTTTCGACTTCCTGTTTGAGGCCGAGGAGGGCGAGGACATGGGTACAACGGCCGACGCCGCAGGCGGCGCTGATGCAGGCGCAGTTGAGGACGCTGTAAAGAGCCTCCTTAAGGCAGCAGGAATCGACATGGACGTCGAGGTCTCACCAGCAGGCGGCGAGGAAGCCTCTGAGGGCGGTGAGGAAGAGGCAGACGAGGCCGATGAGGTCGCAGAAGCCGACGAGATGGGCGTCCACGACGAGGCATACGAGGCCGACGAAACAATGATGCACGAGGCCGACGAAGAGGAAGAGGAAGAGGCTTCAAAGAAGGCAATGAAGGAAGCCGATGACGAGACAGCCAAGAAGGAAGACGAGGTCTATGAGATCGATGAGTCCGCTCTTCGCGCAGAGCTTCGTCGTCTCCGTGGCCTCAATGAGTCTGATGCAGTCGAAGGATCCGGTGCATCCTCATTCGGCGGTGGCAAGGCTGGCGACGACATGTTCGTCGACGTCGATGAGGAGTCACTCCTCAACGCACTAGCTGATGAGCTAGGCACAGCAAAGATGCCAAAGGTTGGAAAGATGAAGGAGTCCACAGAGGTGGCAGCTCTCCGTCGTCAGGTCCAGGATTACAAGAGTGTTGCAGAGCAGCTCAAGAAGCAGCTTGTCGAGATGAATCTCTTCAACGCGAAGCTTCTATACGCAAATAAGCTCATGCAGAACAGAGAGATCACAGCTAAGCAACAGCGTGCAATTGTTGAGGCTCTAGACAATGCCAAGACGCTACGTGAAGCGAAGCTTCTTTACAAGAGCCTGACAACTTCTCTCAACAAGGTTGCCAATAAGGGTAATCTAGCAGAGGGAAGAGATCTCAGGACCCTTGGTTCATCTTCAAAGTCAGCTCGTTCAGCACAGCCCGCAGCAGCAGCAGCAGCAGCGGCTATCAACGAGTCTGGAAGCATGGATCGCTGGGCACTCCTGGCAGGCATCAAGAAAGATTGAAATCAATTCACTAACGTTTAAGGAGTATTGTAATGTCTAAGAATTTCACACTAGAGATGCTCACCGAGGGCATCCGTTCACGTCACGTCGGCTCACAAAACAAGCGCCTCGTGGAGAAGTGGTCCCGCACCGGTCTCCTCCGCGGTCTAAGCGACACAAATCGCGAGAATATGGCTCGCCTTCTTGAGAACCAGGCTTCACAGGTCCTCAAAGAGGCATCCTCTCTCTCCACAGGTGGTGGTAACCTCACGTCCTCTGGCGACGTCCGTGGTTTCTCCAACATCGCTTTCCCAATCGTTCGTCGTGTTTTCGGCGGACTCGTTGCGAATGAGCTTGTGTCAGTCCAGCCAATGAGCCTTCCATCAGGTCTGCTCTTCTATCTTGACTACACGTACGGATCTGATTCAGGCGTATCCGCAAACGTGTCAGCATACAAGGCAGGTCAGTCCATCTACAACAGCCCAGTCGGCAAGGGTGTTCGCTCTGGCTCACTAGGCGTCGGTGGCCAGTACGACCTCGCAGGATCTGGCTTCTCACGCGTGTCAAAGGTTGTTGCAAGCGTGACTCTCACAGCATCCGGTGCATACGGCGGTTCCGGTGCGTTCGCAACTTCAAATGTGCTCCAGGCATCTGGATCTGACGGAAAGCTTCTTTCCTTCGATCCACAGATCTCAACAGCGATTGAGAGCAACAGCGGCGGCGCGGGTGCAGCAGCTGGAAACGGAGTCTACACTGCAGTTGTTGTTCCATTTGATAGCTCATTTGCAAATGCAGACGCGACCCTCGTGAAGGACTTTGTCCTCTACCGTCAGGGTGGCGCAGCAGGCACCGTCTACAAGCCAGTCTCCCAGACAATCCAGGCAGGTGGCGCAAACGTGATGAACGTTCGTCGTCTCAATCGTCTTGGAACATGGGATGGAAGCACATTCTCTGATAATCCACTTGTTTCAGCAGGCGCAGCAGGCGCAGCAATTCTAATGGTTGTCTCTGGCGCAAACGTTGCAGCATCAGCACAGAATACACTCGACGTCTCCTACGTCCTTGGTTCAACCCTTGATGTAGAGTCAGACAGCGGTTCCACACTCACACTGCCAGCTTTCGAGTCTGACTTCGGAACGACCCCATCCCCAGCGATCCCAGAGATCGATATCAAGGTGGAGTCTATCGCAGTGACAGCTCAGGCACGCAAGCTTCGCGCTAAGTGGTCCCCAGAGCTAGCACAGGATCTCAATGCTTACCACAGCCTTGACGCTGAGGTGGAGCTCACACAGATCCTCTCCGAGCAGATCGCCATGGAGCTCGACCGTGAGATCCTCAACGACCTACTCACACAGGCATCCGGCGCGAACTTCTTCTGGAGCCGTGCACCCGGTCGCTTCGTGAACAAGACGACCGGAACAGAGGCGTTTAAGTCTTCCTCACTCTCAGGCGGCCCAGCCTTCACGGGCACCGTCCGTGAGTGGTACGAGACGTTCATCGAGACAATCATCGACGTCGCGAACCAGATCCACCGCAAGACGCTTCGTGGCTCCGCCAACTTCGTAGTTGTCGGTCCAGACATCGCCACGATCCTTGAGGCGTCCGTCTACTACCGCCCAAGCTACACGCTTGACGGCCAGGGACAGGTCTCCTCCCCAATGTCAATCGGTGCAGAGAAGGTCGGAACCCTCTCCAACCGCTTCACAGTCTACAAGGACCCATACTTCCCACGGAACAAGGTCCTCGTCGGATACAAGGGTGGAAGCTACCTTGAGACAGGCTATGTATACGCTCCATACGTGCCACTAATCGTGACACCCACCATCTTCAACCCAGAGGACTTCACACCCCGCAAGGGCGTGATGACCCGTTACGGCAAGAAGATGGTTCGCTCCGACTTCTACGGAACGGTCACAGTCCTTGACATGAACATCATCTGATGTAAGATAACCTTATAGGTTAGCTGAGAAGGCCGCCGCAAGGCGGCCTTTTTAGTTTTTATTTTACGACTTAATAAGTTTGATCCGTGACATCAACTCGAGCCTCCAACTTGATACTTATGAGAAAGTCGATAGGGAGCTCTGATGGCGAGAGAAAGTCTTCACAAGCTGAAGAGTTTAGTTGAGCAGCTCGAGGACAGGGATGTCGGTCTTAAACGAGATGCCTCCCTGTTTGAATCTGTGTTTCAGGACTTTCCTGTGCCAGTTGCTATATGGTTGGCTGATGAGAAGGGTCGCTGCACGTCTCGGCGTGTCTCCGGCAGGGACTCCAAGGGCTGGGTGAACGTTAATAAAGACATGGAGGACGTTCTCAACACATACCAGTGTCCTGAGCTTAGAAAGGCACTGGATAGCAATTTTAAGAGAGCACTCAGCGGTGAGCAGATAAGTTTCCTCTGTAGTTTTGATGCAAGCTTTATTTGGACACGTTTGACTCCTAGATTTGAAAGTGGGGTGTGTATTGGAGTGATTGGCATATCATGGGATATAACAGCCAACTATAATATGTACAGTACTCTAAAGCGTGTAAGTGAGATACCTGTTGCAGACTCAAATGCAATTGAGGAGCTAAAGAGCACGGCACTCAAGGCAGCAAACAGCAGCATTATTAGTACTCTACTCGAGGAGGTCTCAAGATGAGCTTAGAATCTTCCGGGGGAACAAAACAGAACGGATGGAATGAGTATTCGAAGCTAGTTCTCAAGGAGCTTGAGACGCTATCAGACAACATTGATGGCATCAAGAACGAGATCCAACATGTAAAACAGGAGATCGCAAAGATGCAGGTCCGTGAAGACAAGGTGAACGAGCTTAAGGAGTGGAAGTCAAAGATTGACGAGGTAGTATCACCGAGTCAGCTAAGAGATGCTGTCAAGAAGATTGATGAGCTCAAGACGTTTCAGACAAAGGCAGTGACAGTCTTTGCTGTTGTTCAATTTGCGATGGCAGTTTTTGCACTCGTAATTAGATTTATAGGTTGACTGGAGAGATAAGTGGCAAATTTCATACAGACGCTATCACCGACGCCGTTCGGCTTCTTCGATTCAGACACAGCCTTCCAGACAGAAGCAGATGCGATGGTGACATTTGTTAAGAGGAAGCTGGGTGACGACATATTAAGTGTCGAGCTCACAAAGAAACAGATATGGGCGTGTTTTGAAGAGGCGACTCTCGAGTACAGCGCAATTATAAATCAGTATCAGGCAAAGTCTCAGATGGCAACTCTAATGGGCTCTAGCACTGGAAATCTTCAGGGACATGAGCAGCAGCTACCCAGGGAAAACCTTGAATTCATGATGAGGAGGGCAGAGCCCTACTCAGCAGAGGCGGGTCTGGGAGGCTCTTACAATTCTGTGTCAGGCTCTATTGCGCTTGAGAGAAGTAGACAGGACTACGACATCTACACAGAGCTAAAGGATCAGGCAGGAAACTTAATTTTCTCAAGTAGCCTAAACAAACTGAGCACAAGAATGAAGATCATGGAGGTGTTTCACTTTTCACCTCAGGCAGCTTATCGATTCTTTGACACAACCTCAGCAATAAATTACCTCAACAATGAGTTCTCGTTCGAGTCTTTCACCCCTGAAACTGTGTTCTACATCCTTCCAGTTTTCGAGGACGTACTTCGCGGTGGTATGCTTGGCCTCTCTTCCAGGGTGAGAAGATCACACTACTCGTACAAAATAGTGGGTAATAAGCTAAGGCTCTTTCCTATGCCGACGCAAGACAATCCAAAAAATCTTTGGATTAGAGTAAATTTTGCTCCTGACCCATTCTCATCTCCAAACGGCGATGGAACAATAGATGGCGTGAGCAATCTATCGAATGTGCCTTTCGGCAACATAATGTTTAGCGGTATAAATTCGATAGGAAGACAGTGGATAAGACAGTACTGCTTAGCACTTGCGAAGGAACTCCTTGGTCTCATACGATCAAAGTTCTCAACAGTTCCAATACCCGGAGGTGATCTCACACTTAATGGGTCAGAACTAATATCACAGGGGCGTGAGGAGCAGGAAAAGCTTAAGACACAGGTGACCGAGATGCTTGAGTCTCTCACATACACAAAGCTTTTAGAGGATCAGGCAGCAGCAAGCGACAATCTACAGAAGATTCTCAAGAATATTCCAATACCAAACGGTAGAGCAATTATCATAGGATGAGGAGTCAAATTTATGGCTAGATTATTTTTGACGCCACGTGAGATTGACTTTATAAGTGATATTACAAAAGAGTTGACCAAAGACGTTCGAGGTCAAAAGATTTTCTACTATGGTGTAAGGGAAGACCTCACAGACGTTCACGATGTCTATGAAGAGTCTCCTGAGAAAATTTTTAATCCTCCAGTTGAGATAGAGGCAGCAGTTGATTGGAGACAGTCAGAAGTTGAGACTAATAGATTCGGATATGATGAAATGTCTGATATCACTGTCTTTATTCACGCACGTGATCTTCTTGATAGAGATCTAATTGTGAATGTGGGAGACTATTTTAGCTACGGCATCAAGTTCTATGAAGTGACATCTGTAATTAATGAAAAGCAGGTGTATGGACAGATAGAGCACAAGGTTGGTAAGCAGATATTCGGTAAGCAGGCAAGACAGGGTCTCATCAATAAGATTGCTAATGGTCCCACAAGAGAAGAGTTTGTTGATGCTGGAGCAGTTCAAACAGAGTTCGAGCAGCAGCGCGGTTTTGAGACCAATAGTCAAGGACCTACAGGCGATGTGCATCAGCTTGTTAAGGATGGAAAACTTGATCCTCCGCTATCTGGTCCCCACAAGGTTACAAAGCAGGGAGACGAAATAACATCATCCTTCTACGGAGACGAGTGAAACTAAATGAGCACTAGAAGAGATATAACTCAGATAAACAACTCGGAGCCGCTTGGATTCGAGGGTAATGATACTCCTGGTGACATAGAGATACCTCCCTGCACAGTAGAGGATGTTGATAGGTCTGTATTTAACCTGTTTGACAAGCAACTTCCTTTCCAGGCAAAGACAAACAGTGAGGGAATCAAGCGAATTCCTGTGATATTTGCAACAGGCGAGCGATTTGCAGTTTTAAGGCGCAAGGAGCCGCTTCGAGACAAGACAGGCGCAATTATACTCCCACTTATTTCTATAATGAGATCAGGAATAAATCAGGATCCTGATAATGGAATAAGCGGTGGACAGACCTCTCCCATTGTAATTAAGCGGAGGCTTTCAAGGGACAATCCAATCTATAAGCGTCTTATCAATGAACATCGTCTTAAGAATCAGGATGATAATGCAGAGACTTCCCACAATCTTTCTCCCGTGGGAAGCGGTGCAATTCCTGGAACAATTGGGACCAGAAGAACTCCCCCACAGCAGTCACAAGAAAGCAGATCAGGTAATTTACTTAAACCCCAGCTTTCTAACAACATTTATGAGACACTCACAATTCCACCCGTGAAGTACTACACAGCGACTTACAATATTACATTCTGGAGTCAGTACACACAAGAAATGAATAACATGCTCATGACAATCATGAGTCTGTATCAGAATAATCATAGAAGAACATTTAAGCTGGAGACAGATAAAGGTTACTGGTTTGTAGGATATGCTTCAAGTGAATTAAACCCTGAGAACAACACAGATGACTTTAAGGACCAAGAGAGGATAATAAAGTGTAGCTTTGAAATAAAGGTAAATGCTTACATAATAGCTCCTCAATATCCCGGTTCACCTTCATATATTAGACGTTACGTGTCAGCTCCCACAATTGAATTTGACACATTTAGCACAATTGGCAAGATTATTGTCAATCCTCAGACAGTTCAAAGAAATGATCCAAACGTATTTGTGTTAGAGGATCTTTACAGTGAAACAAATGATCTTCCAGACTCAGGAGTAGGTCTTGGTGAAAATGAGTCAATTGTAAGATCGCTAGATCGTTTCACAGATAATGGGTCTGCAACAGTCGGTGGGCATATCAATAATGCTTCTGTTTCTAATGTTCGAACAGTTGTAACTGATAGAAATATTTTTACAGGAGAAGTAAAACAAGACGTGTTGTCAGTAAAGCTAGTAAATCCTAAAAAGGGTGAGACTGTTTACCGATCTCAGATGATACAGAAGATAGAAGATATAACATAAATGCCACAAACGAACGCGTGGTAATGTGGAACTATCAATTTGACTTCCATATTTAAAAGGGAATAACGTTCGTCTAAGGAGTTGATTCGATGCCTGAACAGACTTTTCGATCCCCGGGGTTTTTTGAGCAGGAGATAGATCTATCCGCACGTAGCTCTAGCCCACTTGGAATTCCGGCGGGTGTAATTGGTACAGCTAGAAAGGGACCCGCATTTGTCCCTGTCACTGTCGGAACATTTTATGATTTTGAGAATCGCTTTGGAACACTTGATCCAGAAAGATTTGGTCCTTACGCTGTACGTGAGTTCCTTAAGCATCGCAATGCTGTGACATTCGTAAGAGTCCTCGGAGCTGGTGCTAATCAGACTGAGGCTGATCTTTACACAACTGAAGTGCAGGGATCTGTAAAAAACGCAGGATTCGCTCTATCATCAGTAGCAGTTTCAGAAAGCGGACACTTTGGAGCTGTTCAGTTTCTATGCGCAAAGCAGTCCCTCGTAACAAATGAGCTGTTCGGTTACCCACAGTTCAGTGATAACGCCTCGTTCAGCGAGCGTGCAGGTGATAACAAGGTAAATCTCGTACGAGCAGTTCTCTTCACTACTACAGGTTCTAAGATTGAGGTTTTTAATCACGATCAGACGTGGGCTGCACACGTTGCTGCTAGAGATTCTCTAGCAACTGTGGGAGATTCCGCAGGAATTGGTGAGAACTACTTTAAGCTCGCAATATCCTCCTCAGCAGGTGCAACATACTCTTTTGATGAGAACGCACTCGGTGTGAGAATCTACACTGCTTCTCTTAATCCAGCAAGCAAGCACTATGTTGCAAAGATTCTAAATACAAATCCTGATAAATTCCAAGAGGCACAGCATCTCCTCTATGTAGACTACACAGTCGAGAATGAGATCGCGTCTGTTTCAACAGACTCAGGATCAATAGCAATTCTTTCTGGATCTTCTCTGACAACATCAACAGGCGGAGACACATCAACACCATACAGAAATCTATTTGGTCGTCACGACACAAGGTACACAACTCCACGCACACCAAGCGTAATATCTCAGCCTTTCGGAACTGCTGAGTACGATCTCTTCCGCTTTGAGACAATAAGCGATGGTGCTGCAACAAATGATGATTTCAAGATCTCAATTGCAAATATTCGTAAGTCACTCGATCCAGCAAATGAGTTTGGTTCATTCGATGTTCAGGTCCGCAAGTTCACAGACGTTGACACTTCCCCAGAGATTCTTGAGGTTTATCCCGACTGTAACATCAATCCAAAGAGCGACAACTATGTAGCTCGTAAGATTGGTGACAAGAAGGTGTACTTCAACTTTGATGTCTCAGACATCGACGAGCAGCGCCTCATTGTTGAGGGCAAGTATCCAAATAAGTCCGCAAGAATCAGAATCGTTATGGACTCAGCTGTTGAAAACGGAACTGTTCCACAGCAATCACTTCCTTTCGGATTCAGAGGAATTCCTGTTCTAAAGACTTCCAATTCTCTAACAGATACTGCAATTCTTGGGCTAAAGGATCTCTACGGAAATAGTCTCGGAGCATCTGCTTCTCAAAGACTTGTGCCAATGACAGGTGCAGAGACAGTTCTAACAGGATCTATCGTTCCACCACTTCCAATGCGCTTTAAGGTCACACGCGGTGAGGTAAAGACATCTCCAGGATTCGTGGGTGAGCCAGGTATTAACGAGCGCGTTGATAATCGTTTCTACTGGGGTGTTAAGTTTGAGAGAGTGCCGCTTGAGACAACAGTGTCAAATGCCATACTCAATACAAACGTATCAGACGTTGCAAATCCACTCATCAAGGCATACACGAAGTTCCAGGGCATCCAGAAGCTTGACACACTTGTGACAGGCACTGCATCTGATGAGTTCAATAGCAATAAGTTCTCACTCGCAAGAGTTGCTCTTTACAATCAGCTTGATGCAGGAAACATCACATATGTAACAGGCACGGCAAAGGAGCACATGCTTCAGTCTGCCTACATTAGAAATGCTAATCCAAATCCTGTAGACTACACAGTCTCTGACGGCATCAGGAGCGGAAGAATCACAATGGCCACGCTAATTCACACGGCGTCCTCTGTGTTCAATCGCTTCCAGGAGTACAATAAGTTCAGCATGCCTTTCTACGGCGGATTCGACGGTGTCAACATCCTCGATAGAGACAATAGACTGCTCAATGATCGCGCAAGCTCCTCCGATCTAGGTGGCAAAGCAGGCGATACCTTCACGGGTGGGCTCGGACTTGTTGGAACAAACAACGGAACCATGTCTGGTAAGGGCAAGGACAACAACGTAGTTGCTGCCTACAGAGCCGCTTCCAAGATCATGACAGACACAGTGTCCTCCAATGCAAATATTCTTGCAATTCCAGGCATCAGAGACACACTTGTGACTGATTATGCTCTCGATCGTGTCAAGGCGTACGGTCTCTCAATCTACCTCATGGATCTCATGAACTACGATGTGAATGTGACACGTCTCTTCGACGACTCATCAACGAAGGTGGATGTGAGGGAGACTGCTGAGCAGTTCGACTCACGTGCAATAAATAACAACTACGGAGCGACGTACTTCCCAGACGTCTTCCTTCAGGATCCAGTCGCAAATCGTCCTGTAAAGGTTCCCGCTTCTGTTGCAGCAATAGGAGCCCTAGCATTCAACGACAAGGTTTCCTACCCATGGTTCGCACCTGCAGGTTTCAACAGGGGTGCTCTTGCCGATGTATCAAACGTCGATGTTCGTCTCAACTCAGAGGACCGCGACGTCCTATACGATGCGAGAATCAACCCAATCGCGACATTCCCATCAGGTGGTTTCGTGATCTTCGGACAGAAGACACTACAGCAGGCGAAGTCTGCACTTGATAGAGTCAATGTTCGACGTCTTCTAGTTGAAGTGAAGCGTCTTGTTGCATCTGTTGCAAGAAAGCTTCTCTTCGAGCAGAACGACGCTGTCACACGCTCGAAGTTTGTGAATCAGGTTGCACCGCTACTCGCTCTCATCCAGTCACAGTCTGGAATAGAGCAGTTCAAGGTTGTGTGCGATGACACAAACAACACATCACTCGATGTCGAGTCAAATAAGATGAACGGTCGAATCGTTCTCGTGCCAACACGCGCCGTGGAGTTTATCTCCGTCGACTTCATCATCACAAACAGCGGCGTATCGTTCGCGTGATGAATACCTATATCAAGAACACTTCAATTAGGAGCAAGAAGAATGGCTGAGGTTACATTTAAGAGCCCAGGTGTGAGCACAAGGGAAATCGATATAAGCGGTCCCGCTAATGTCACCCCCCAAGGTATACCAGCAGGTGTCGTTGGATCTGCCACCAAGGGACGTGCTTTCGTTCCTGTGACAGTTGCAACCTACCAGGACTTCGTGTCTGAGTTCGGTGCCACGGATGGTGAGCAGGTTGGACCTCTCGCCATGTACGAATGGTTCCGAAACGCGAGGGCAGGAACATTCGTAAGGGTGCTCGGTGCGGGTGATGCCCTCAAGCGTGTCAGCTCCGGAGACAACAGCGGCCGTGTTAACAACGCGGGATTTGTCGTTGGTGATGAGCAGGTCCAGGCCGGAGGTCTCCTCGGTATCAATCCTTACGCAGGATCTAAGCCTGAGGGTTACCAGGGAGCGCTAGGAAGAGCATACTTCCTAGGCGCTTTCATGTCTGAATCTGCTGGTTCAACAGTGTTTTCAGCTGCAGGTATCACAAATTACGCGCCGTCTGTAAACGCTGCAATGCCTATCATAAGGGGCGTGCTGATGGCAGCTTCTGGAGTAATTCTCAGCCTGTCATCCTCCTTCTCAGCGGACAACGTACCAAGCAATCTCTATGCTGCATCAGGATCATTCCACGCGAGCGGCGTCCTGGGAGACGCAGGTGCATCCCACGGAACAGTGAATGTGAACAGCGGAAGATCTGATTTCGTTCTTCTTGTAAATGGTCTAGTTCCTTCCGCAAGATATTCAAATGTAATCACAGCTTCATTCGATCCAAGCTCAGCTCAGTACTTCCCACGTGTTCTAAACACAGATCCTCTAAAGATGGAGCAGGCAGGTCACTACCTGTACGCTAGCTGGGATGTGCACCCATCTTTTGCAGTCGTGACCTCCTCCGGTCAGCAGACAGGAACACCTTCGGGCGTGGGCCTTCTTGAAGCAGCATTCATCCTCACAGGAACACAGCCACGTAACCTCGGAACAACTTCCGTTCCAAACTACGAGGGATTCAGTGATCGCTATGCGACAGCATTCTCCCCCTTCGTAGTTTCACAAAAGTTCGGTGGCAAGAACAAGGATCTCTTTAAAATTCACGCTCTCGATGACGGTGCAGTTGCAAACGATCTCTTCAAGATCACAGTTGAGAATATCGCCGCGTCTAGGAACGAAAACAGCCCATACGGCACATTCGATCTCCTCGTCCGTGACTTCTACGACACAGATGAGGATCCAATTGTGCTTGAGTCCTTTAGGGCACTATCACTAGATCCATCCTCTGATAGGTACATCGCGCGTCTGGTCGGTGATCAGCATGTGTACTACGACTTTGATCAGAAGAAGGGCGCACAGAAGCTTCGCGTCGAAGGATCCTATCCAAATGTCTCCAAGTACATACGCGTCGAAGTGGCCTCAGATGTTGAGCGTCAGAAGATCGACGCATCTGCACTTCCAGTGGGATTCCGCGGTCCACACTTCCTTCTCACATCTGGATCGAGCGCTTCTGGAGGCCCCGCGCTAGAGGGATTCGTGACAGGATCACTTATTCACGGAGTGACAAACAGCAAGCTCCAGGCGGCGCAGGTTGCACCAATCCCATACCGCCTCAATGTGGCAAAGGGAACAGGACTCAACAAGCGCGTTAATGCAGGCCTCACGTGGGGCGTGCAGTTTGAGATACAGGACAATGCAGCTGATCCAAACGGCACAGTGGGTCCAGATGCTTCCCGTGCTTCCTACACCAAGTACTTCCCAACCTTCCAGACACAGTTCCGCAACGTCTTCATCGGCGAGACGGCCGGCCTCGCGGACGACGGCGGAATGGTTCTGGACTCTGATAAGTTCCAGAACAGCCTCTTCTCCCTAGAACGCGTGCAGGTCGCAATCGACACGACAGTGGATCGCCCACTCTCCAAGTACTGGGATGCTGCAGTCTACCGCAGGAACGGCGTGCAGGCTTCAACTCTAACTGCTGCTGACGGCTCCACTTTCTCAGGCGCATCAGTTCGTTTCCTCGACTCAACGAAGGACTTCGATCACCTTCCCTCCAGGAAGTTCCTCAAGTTCTCCTACTTCGTTCAGGGTGGATTTGATGGCGTCAACGTCTTCGATTCCGCAAAGAGCAAGTTCGCAGACGTTGCAGTTCGTAGGGAGTTCGATGACGCTGACCAGGGCGGAATTGAGGGACCAACCCTTAACTCCTTCCGCAAGGCAATCGACGTGATGGCTGAGAAGTCCGATGTCGACATTCAGATCCTCGCAATCCCAGGAATCCGACACTACTCGATCACTGACTACGCGATCGATGCTGTCGAGGGACGCTTCGATGCGCTCCTCCTCATGGATGTCGAGGAGAAGGATCAGAACAACGCCTTCATCACGGGATCCACATCTGAGCAGAAGCCAAGCGTCATCAACACAGTGAACAGAATGTCTGAGAGAAATCTCAACACAAGTTTCGGCGCTGCATACTACCCAGACGTCGTCATGCAGGATCCCACCACACTCACGAACGTGGTCGCTCCTCCAACAGTCGCAGTCCTTGGTGCCTTCGCACTCAACGACACTGTGGCACACCCATGGTTCGCACCAGCGGGCTTCACGCGCGGCGCACTTCCACGTGTCCTCGAGACACAGGTGAA